TTCAAAGCAATTCGACATTGGATTTTGTTGGAACGTGTATTTGAAACCGGTCAAATTGTTGAAATCAACAACATGATCGGTGGATCCGGTTATTTAACCGCGCAAAACGTTCCGACAATCAATTTCATTTCGATTGTTTACAATGTCGCGACATCATTCAACATCACAAATGCCGGAACCGGTTACACATCACAATCAAATGTTTTGTGTGATCCGGCGGTTTCCGGTGTGATTGTGAACGTTGTTGATGATGGATCCGGCGGTGTTTTCTCCGTTGAAATCGTTGATGGTGGATCAAATTTGAATGTTGGTGATGTGTTCACAATACCGATTGGAAATGGTGATTGTGTGATTGAGGTTTCGGATGTTGATGATGTGATCGATGTGAATCCAATTGGTTCCGGATGTTTGGTGAATATCACCGCAAATGGAATTGATGGTGTTTCCACATGGAATGTGTTGGATGCCGGAACGAATTACATCGATGGTGATGTGACCGCAACCGGTGGATCCGGTCAAAATGCGGAATTCACAATCACAACAAACGCCGGTGTGATCACCGCGATCACCATAAAAAACACCGGATTTGGTTTCACATTGAACGATGTGTTGAACATCAACGGCGGTGATGGAAACGCGCAAATTGAATTGATTGGTTTGTCGAATGGTGAAATCACATCAATCGAATTGATCACCGGTTCAACCGGCGCGAATTACAACGTTGGTGATTCATTGATCATCGATCAAAATGGAAATCACACCGGAACATTCGATGTTTCGCGTGTTGGTGTTGGTGGATGTGCGAATTGGAATGGGCGTGATAAACAATTCAACTATTGGATTTGACATGGAAAAGGACATTGCGAACGTAATTGATGAAATAATTTCCGGAATTGATTGCACAATCAACGGAACATTCAATGCCGTTTCAAATCGTTTCGAAACATGTCAAACGAAATGGATTCGAATTGGAAAAATTGTGGAAAACGCAAATGGAAAGAAATTTTTGATCACCGGAATCGAAACGGATCAATGGTTGGAATTTCAACCGGTAGATGATGAACCGGTCATGGATGGTTTGATCACCATTCCATCACCATTCGGAATCACCGGAACGAAAATCAACGCAAACATTGAATGGTTGAAAGCGGATCCGGATTTGACCAAAAAAACACCGATCATTTGGTTGTTGGAAATGATTCGATTCACAACGTTTCATCGCGGATCATCCGTTGAATTTGAATCGGATTTGCGATTGTTTTTTTTGGATGAAACGGATGTTGTTAACTATTACACAATGGATCACCGAACAAATGTTGTTCAACCGATGAACAAATTGATCGATGAATTTTTGCGTGTGATTGAAAACAACACAATGTTCAAATTGGTTGAACGCGTTGATCGTTTCACATTTTCTCGTTTCGGCGTTGAACGTGAAAACGGCGCGTTTCAAAATGTATTGGATGCGAATTTGTCCGGTGTGGAATTACGTTTCACATTGACCAAATTCAAAGGAAATTGTAAATGTTAAAAACAACAAATTTAAAATTGAAAAAAAATGGCTTTACTTGGATGTAACTGCGAAGCCGGTTTGTCAAATACCGGAAGACCGAATTGTGTTCCTATTCAATCGGTGACTTCAAAATTGATATTAGTTCCAAAATACGCAAACGATGGAACATTAAATGGAATAGATCTAACCGCGCCACTTCCGGTGTGGAATGATTTGGTGAACGAATCCGATGTTTCAAAACGTTGGTTTCCGTTACCGGTTTTTGAAAACGTTGAACTACCAAAAGCGGATTCGCAATTTGAGGAAGCGAATTCCGGTCGAATGGTATTTTTGCGACAAGGAAAACGATCATTCACCGGTGAACTTTGGTCGGAAGATTCATCACCAACATTGTTGAACAAATTACAATCCAACCGATGTGTTGAGTTTGGAATTTACATCGTTGATGTTGTTGGAAATTTAGTTGGATCAAAAGTTGGTGATTATCTTTATCCTATACCGGTTGACAATCCATCATGGGATCCGAAATACATGTTCGCGACTGATTCAACAACATCAAAAATCATGTTAGCATTTGATTTTGATCGTTTGTTCAATGAAGGAACAATGTATATGATCACACCAACCGAAGCGGTTCAAAATTTCAATGAATTGGAAGGATTGGTTGATGTTAATTTGTTGAATCAATTACAAGTTGCAAACACATCGATCACAATTGATGCGCGTTTGGACTATGGAACGGCATTGAATCCAATCATGTTCAAAGGTGCAACCGCATCCGATTTTTCATTGTTCAACAATACAACATCCGCAATTGTGGTGATTGGTGGAGTGGTGGAAAATTTACCAAATGAAGCGAATTACACCATTTCTTACGCGTTTGTAACCGGTGAATCTTACACATTGTCGGTTGTTCGTGATGGTTTCACCGGATCGATCACGTTTGTTGCTATTTAATGATTAAACTTTGATAAAATGATTGAGAAAAACAACATTTCAAAACAAATTCCATTCACCGAAATTGGAATGCAAAATTTCAAAAATGTGAACGATGCGGTTCAATACTTCATTTCACAACAACCGAAACGATCGGTGAAATCAATTGTTTTTTTGTTTCAACAATCAATCGAAGTGAAATCCGGAAATGTTTCAATTTTGATTCATGGTCACAAATCAAATGAGAAATCATTTGAAACGAATGTGAAAATGGTTTCAAAAACGGATTCACAACGAAAATCATTGGAAAAATCGTTTGAAATTTGGATCGACAAATCAAATGGAATTCAACGAATTCCGGAAAATGATTTGAAACGAATCATGCAAGAAACAAAATCGATTGGATAAATTCCGAAAACAAGTTGAAAGGCGGTGTTTTAATTAACACCGCTTTTTTTTGCTTAATTTTGATTTATGGATTTGATGAAAACGGAAATCGGAGTTGTTTTGAATCGCGCACGAATGATGCTAACCATGAAATCAATTTGGTTGGAAGTATTCAGCGATCCGGCATTCAAAAAACAAATTTTGGATTGGATCCGACATGATCAATTGTTTGAACGCGGAATTGATGGTGATGGTGACATCATTGGAATTTATTCCGAATTCACCGAAATGATCAATCCGGAAAAAGTTGCCGGAACACCTTACACATTGTTTGATTCCGGCGCGTTTTATCGATCCATGTTCATCACAATTGGGATTGGTTCCGATCCATCGATCACCATTGATGCGGATCCGATCAAAATTGATGATGATGGAAAAAAAACAAATTTATTTTGGAAATATGGTGAAAACATTGTCGCGCTTACTGATGAAAATAGGTCGAAACTCAACGCCGAAATCCGCGAACGATTTGTTCGTAGTGCGCGAAAAATACTATTTGACAATCGATGAACTGCCGTTGTGGAATTGGATCAAAATCATGGATGGTGAAATCCATTTCATCCGAAAAAACATTTTGGATGGAAATGAAATTGCGGATTCAATCGTTTTTGATGAATTATTTGATCAATACATTGCGGAATTTGGTTTGTCAAAATTGCATGATAAAATGTTGAAAGCACAAAAAAAACGCGCGATGTTGGAATTGGATTTTGTGATCACCGGAAATCGTTTCAAATTGACTGAAATAGACATGCAAATTCAACGAATCAATGAAATGTTGAAAAATGCCGGTTCCGGAATGACAATTGAACAATCATTGATTCACATTTCGAAATGGATGAATTCATGGATCAACGCCAAAACGATCACAACACGCGAATTCTTTATCCTAACGAACGAATTTGAACGAATTAATAAAATGGAAACCAACGCATCAAAAACGCGTTAAAAACGAATAAAAATGGCAAAACAAATCAAAGCATCGGAAATTTTTGAAAATGAAGACATTTTTCGCGGTGTTCGTGAATCCGCAACGGAAACAATTGCGGTTTTGGAAAAAATGCAAACCGAAGTGAAACAAACCGCAACGGAATTGAAATCATCCATCGGAACGAACAAAATGGATTCATCAAAAACGATCAAACAATTTGCGGATGATCAATCACGCGCGAACAAATTGATGATGGAATCCATTAAAATCGAGGAATTGAAACAAAAAGCGTTGAAAGCAACGGAAATCACCGAACAACAACGCAAAAAAACAATGCAAGAAACCGAACGTGTGAAACAACAATCATTGCGAACGGATCAACAATCGGAAAAATTGGATCAACAATCGATCAAAACCGATCAACAAAAAATCAAATTGGAACGCGATCGATTGAAATTGGAACGCGACATTCAACGCGAAAACGAACGCAAAATAAAAGCGCAAGAACGCGCGGATAAAGCCGCAAGGGATGAAGCATCCGCTTACAAACAATTGGAACGGCAAACGCGCGAATTGAAAAACGCGTCAAAAGAATTAGCCGCGCAATTGATCCAATTGGAACGTGATGGAAAAGAAAACACCGCCGAATTCCGCAAAATGTCGCAACAATACCGCGAAACAACAAAAGCGGCGCGTGAAGCCGATCAACAATTGAAACAAATTGATCAACGTGTTGGTGACAATTTTCGAAATGTTGGAAATTACACCGGCGCATTGAACACATTAAAAACCGGTTTAGGTCAATTAGGTTTGGCGTTTGGTGTTGGTGAAGTATTACGAACC